GCGTGGATGCAATAAATGAGGTCCGACGATAATATTCTGGAGGGTATGACAGAGGACGAGAAGATAGTTCAAGAGGCTAAGGACCGTTTCAAACGCTGCCAGGATTGGGAAGGTGATTTTCGTAGGAATTACATTCTGGATGTGAAGTTTGCCAACGGAGACTCAGTAAACGGCTGGCAATGGCCGGACGATATGAGGAAGGATCGAGAGAAGAACAAACGTCCTGCACTCACGATCAATAAGACCGGCCAATACGTCAAGCTGATTACCAACAACGCCCGGCAGAACAAGCCTTCCATCAACATTAAACCCATGGGGCAGGAGGCCAGTTACGAAGCCGCGCAAATTTATGAAGGCTTGATACGGCATATCGAATACATCAGCAGCGCGCAAAACGTTTATGACGAGTCTACCGAAAGCCAAGTTGAAGGTGGTATTGGTTATTGGCGGGTTATCCAGAAATACACCGATGACGATTCATTCGACCAGGAGCTAATGATTGCCCCGGTGCGGGATGCACTCAGTGTGTTTTTGGATTGCGATATAAAGCAGAAGGACGGTTCCGACGCTCGCTATGGATTTGTCTTTGACGACATTCCTGAAAAAGAGTTTGAACGGCAGTATCCAGACGTTGATATTCACGATGTGTACGGTACTGGAACCGGGCTGAATGAAACCGACTATTGGGTTAGGGACGGGAATGTTAGGGTAGCCGAGTATTACCGTATTCTCGAAAAGGACGACAAGCTAATCCATCTTGAAGATGAAAAGGGAGAAGTAGCGGAGTTCAGGGTTTCCGCCATTCCCGAAAAGTACCGCAAGAAATTTGAGGAAGCTGGCGAGAATTTCAAATCTCGTGACATAACAAATAAGCAACTTGAATGGTACAAGATTGCCGGTTCAAAGATTATCGACACACGAAAGCTAAAGGGAAAATATATCCCGCTTATTCGGGTTGTCGGTGTCGAACGGGTAATTGAAGGGAAACTTGAGAGAAAAGGCCATGTGCGTCAGCTTATGGATGCACAGCGGATGTATAATTATAATACCAGCGCGCAAGTTGAAAGCGCGGCTATGGCTACCAAAACCAAGTGGATTGTTCCTACCGATGCCATAGAAGGGAACGAAGTAGCCTGGAATAACATGAACCGCGATAATGCGGCATACTTGACTTACAAGCATGTGGACGGTGACGGGCAGCCAATGCCCCCTCCACAGCGTATTGATCCGGCAAGCTCTACTCCTGCTTACTTAGACGGAATGAAAATTGCTGCTGCTGAAATGGAAATGGTTTCCGGTCAGCAGGCAGGACAACAGCAAAACCCGGCTATTGAGCGTACCCCTGCCGCTATTGATGCTAGGGAAAGGCATGGAGAAACAGGCACTTATCACTTCATTGATAATCTGGCCATTGCAATCAGGCAGACGGGACGGGTTATTCTCGATCTGATACCGCATATTTACGATACCGAGCGGGTCATTCAGATTTTAGGTAAGGACGGCTCTCAGACCAGGGTTCAAGTACAGCCAGACGCCAAGGAAGCCTATTCGGAACAGGAAGAACGCGACGACATAACCAAAGTTATGTTCAATCCGAAAGTAGGCAAGTACGAAGTTGAATCCGATGTAGGCCCTGCCTATGCAAGTCAGCGACAAGAAGCATGGAACGCCTTTGTGCAGATTACCACAGGTGCGCCAGAACTGATTAACGAGATTGGCGATCTGATGTTCCAGTCGGCGGATTTCCCGCTGGCGGACAAGATAGCCGAGCGTATCAAACGTAAAATTAGAGCCGTCACGCCTTGGCTATTGGACGATCAGCCCGGTCCTGTCATTGCCCAATTGAACAAGCAGATACAATCCAGCCAGTCTCAGATTTCGGAATTGCTACAAAAGCTTGCCGAGAAAACTATCTCACTTAAGGGCAAGGACGAAAAACGGGATATTGACGCATCCAGGGCCGAAACAGAACGTCTAAATACCGTTGGCAAGGTTATCAAGGATTTCCATGAAGTGGGATTGGCGCATCGTGAATTGGATCAGGAGGCCGATCAGACGTTGCACAGTATGCACATGGACAATATCGACCAGATACAAGAGGACAATCAATCGGCCATTGATGCTCAATCCGGCGATAACGAGAATAGTCAGCCTCAATCAAATGACAATTCCTTCCACCCTGAAAAGATCGGTGCAGAGCAAGCCCCTGACGGTCATTGGTATGTCGCACATCATGGCAATCCAGGTAAATATCTAAGGGTGCATCATCATGGCTGATACCAGCATGTTAATACAAGGAGGTGTAGCTCCTATATCTCCGACAACTAGCGCGTTACAGGGCGGTGCTACTCCGATACAAAATGTTCAACCAAGTCAAACTTTTGCAGGGGGTGCCTTGCAACCTTCGCAACCTGCCATGCCATCAACTAATTTTGTTTCACAGCAGGGTGTACAGAATGGCGGGGCTTTTCTTCCGGGCCCAACTCAGGTTTCAAATGATGGCGGACAACCCTGGAATTTGAATTTCGAACCGGTCAATGGAAACCCATTCGCTACCAATCAAACTAGTCCAACTAATTCGACTACCTTGCGAGCCGGGATGTATCAGCAATGACTGAAAGAACCATTCGCCTGATGGCTAAAGAACTAGCCGGGACGTTCTACGAGGATAACCGTTCGGAGCAATTCCGCAGGACATTCCCAACCTTGAAAGCCTATATGCGCGGCCAGTGGCATCAAGACGGTCAAATCGTAATCAATAAACCGGGCTGGATGTACCACATTGATCTAGCTCGCAAGGTTCTAGGTTTGATGCTTTCGCAATCGGATGAGAGAGTTTCACCGATAATGAAGGAACGGATTTACGAGGCTTTGCTTGATGAACATGAAAGAGCTACCAGTCCGCAGGCCAAGAAAGTAACGCAGCGTAACTATAACCTTCATTAACAGTCCCGGCTGAAAGCCCGGTGCAAGGAGAATAGAATGGCCGATGAAGAAGTAAAAAATGAGGAAGTCGCGCAAGCTACTCCTGAGACAGTTGAGGAAGTTCCAGCAGAGGCTAAACAAGAAGAACTACCGCTTGTTGCTGCCGAGGAAACCAAAGAAGAGCCAGTAGCGGAAGAGCCGAAGGTTGAGGAACCTAAAACCGACTGGAAAGACAAGGAATTAAAGGCCAAGCATCGCCAGCTTCAGGAAGCCAAGCGGCGCGAAGCCGATCTACAGCGCAGGGCCGAAGCGGCGGAAGCACTGGCGGCCAAGTTCAATCAAATGCCTGATAAACAGGAATTTGTTCCTTCCGTTGTTCCTGCCGATCAGGTTGAAAAACGCGCCCAGGAACTAAACGCCCAGCAACGCTATGTTGAGGAATGCAATAAAACCGCCAAGGACGGCGAAGAAAAATACAAAACAGACTGGAAGGATGCTGTGTCTAATCTGGAAATGCTAGGCGGTTTTGACCAGGACACCATGAATGGCATTCTGGCGAGTGATGATCCATCCAGGGCGCTTTATGAGCTAGGTAAAAACCCGGATCAGTATCACCGCATCATGGAATTGCCAGTTCCTCGCCGTATTATTGAAATTGGAAAGATTGCTATGCAGACCACCACCAAGAAGGTTTCCGATGCTCCACCTCCAGTTAAGCCTCTAGGCGGCAGGGCTGCGGCGGCTCCAGCTACGTTGGAAGATAAGCTTGACGACGATAAGTGGTTTGAGATTAGAAGGGCGCAACGTCGCGCCAAATGGGAGGCCCAACAGCCTCGTCGATAGTTGGTCCCGGCCTATCCGGTGTCCCGTCCTGGCGGCTAATCCAGTGCTGATGTGTCCAATACGCAGGTTGACACTCTGCCCCTGAACCCGTGAGCGGGAAAGGCTCACATTAACCCTTTCAGCACTGGATATATCCAATGGCTAACAGCCTTTTAACTATCAGCATGATTACGCGAGAAGCCATTGAGCTTTTCGTAAATTCTAACAGCTTTATCCGTAATTTAGATCGTCAGTACGACGACGATTTCGGACGCAAAGGCGCGAAGATCGGTTCTCAGCTTCGCATTCGCTTGCCCAATGACTTCACATGGCGAACCGGTCCTGCCGTCAGCATTCAGGATACCGCTGAACAGCAGACCGTCCTAACCCTCGCCACGCAGGACGGTGTTGACGTTTCTTTCTCGACGGCTGATTTGCTGTTGAGCTTGGACGACTTCTCCGAGCGTATCATGCTTCCCATGATGAACAACCTCGCTGGTGGCGTGGCTGGTACGATCATGGCCAACTCCGCCAATACGATCTGCAATATGGCGGCAAACTTCAACGGCGCTGGCACCATTATTACCCCGAATGCCGGTACTTATCTGGACGCACAGGCCACGTTGGCGATCAATTCCACGCCTATCTCGATGCAGAAGATCATCAACGATCCTCGCACCGAGGCCCGTGTGGTTACGTCATTGTCCGGTTTGCTCAATCCACAAAGTGCCATTTCGGATCAATATTATGATGGCATGATGTATAAGGCTGTGGGTGCGACTTGGTTTAGTGACCAGACCGTGCTGAAGTTCACCACTGGTACATTTACTACCGGCACGATGAACGGTGCCAACCAGACTGGGACTGCTCTCACCGTGACGGGTATTACCGGTACGCTTAATGTTGGCGATATTGTCACCATTGCCGGTGTGAACGCAGTCAACCGCATTACAAAGCTGGATAGTGGTGAACTTCGCCAGTTTGTCGTTACCGTTGCTATGGCGGCCAATGCCACGGTTATGAACGTCTATCCGTCTCTCGTACCATCATCGACTGGTGTTTCGGGTGGCCCTATTGTGCAGTATCAGACGGTTACCGCTTCCCCAACCGTCAATGCCACGATCACGCTTTATACCGCTTCTGGCGCGACCTATCGCAAGAACTTGCGGTATGCGCCAATGGCAATCACGATGGCAACCGGCGATCTTCCTCTCCCTGCCAATAAGGTCACGGCCCGTCACAAGTACGATAATATCTCCATGCGAGCGGTTACGGATTACCTGATTGGCACCGACCAAGAAGTTACCCGTCTTGACGTGCTGTTCGGCAGTCTCGTGGTTCGTCCGGAAATGTGCTGCATCGTTCCTGATGCGGTTTAATCAACTTAGACGGTGGCGCAAATGCCACCGTCGCTACCTAGGAGAATGTAATGGCTGAAGCTGATTTTCTTGAAATCCAACGTGCACTTGTCAATCACGAAAAAGCT